AAAAACAATACTGAGATACCTAGCACAAGCCTAGCATTCCTCCGTTTCCGGGTTGCGTCGACTGCGGTGGGCAGAAAGCCCACCGACTTATTTTGTCGTTGAGCGGAATGGACGTGAGAGCCGTTCCCATCGACGAATCAACTTAAGACCCTCCCCTAACCGATTAAGGCTAGGGGCGGCCGTAAGCCGATCCATAGACGGTATTGCTCCGATCTTCTCCTCAATCTCTTGAAGAGCCGACCACAGTTCGGGAAGATGGTCAATCACTCCATCTCCAAGAGCTGTCACTCTGGTGCGTAAAGTCTGAACCGCCTCCATAGCCTCCACGAAGGGGTCCCGATAGACGACGTTATCAAGGAGCCAGAGGACATCCTTTGGGATGCCCTTAAGGCCCGGATGATAAGGGAATCTACCGAGATCCTCTCCGTGAGGGATCAGGTGCCCCTGTTTCTCGAAGTTCTTAGGGTCGAACGGTTCGCACAACCCTTTCGCTATCCTATCGATTCGAGATAAAACTTCTTTTACCTCTGGTCCTAGTAATAACTCCTTAGCCAACTGCAAGGCCCGATCAGTCACTTTGTAAGTAGACTGAACCGATCTCATAGTCAGCCAAGGTAACACTCCTTGGAACAAGGACATTGACGGCCCATGATACGCTACCAGGTAGTTTCTCATGCGAGCGGGTAAGGACCAGAGACGCTTCGTCAATGATCCCGTAGCCTTGTATCCGTAACCTAGGAACTTAACATAAGCCCCGAGGCCCAAGCTGTATTTTCTACATAACTCTAGTCCCGCAGAAAGATTCTTCCGCGAAACCAGGAGCTCTGCCAAAGACACAGCCGAGACGTCGTTCCCCTTAAAGAACGTACGTTTTGCGAATTCAAGGCACGACCCGTCGCGTGAGACCAACGACTTGTGCGCTCCAATCTGGACCCCTAGGCCCTTCATGATCGCAACATAGGCGTCGGCCACCTGTCCCCCCATTATCACAATATCGTCACCCAACACTGCGTAATGGCGGTACCAGCTCCATCCCCTTCGATTACGGGTACATACCTTATACCAAGCCCACTGCACTATGCAGTGGTGAGTCAGAGCCAACATGGCCCAAGACGAAAGCGCTCCCATCGGTTGCCCGGTGGCATAGCGTTGGGGTTGTAAGGACCCGACACCATACTCATCTTTAAGATATATGTAATAATCTCGTGCAACTAATAGGGTCGCCCACGCCTTGGCCAGCTTCTGCCCAAGGGCAGGAACCAGCAATGCGACTTGGATTACCAATGGTAATCGATCCGTTGCGGCGGTCAGATCGAAAGAAAAGAGCGCGTAGGCCTTACGCGGGACGTTCAATCCCAGGCGAACCCAACCTTGCGGTCGGTCCCCCGGAAATCTATTTTCCCGGATAAGGACATCCCGCTCCTTAATCAACGCAACCAGCGGTTTAACCTGATTGTGAGTACCATCTTGGGGGATCTGTTTAAACAGTGAGAACAACGCCTCGTGAAGAGGGCGGAGTAACCACTGAGTAAACGGGTCCACCATAGCAAAGACTCGGACTTTCCCTGCCGGTTCCAATTTGGTCCCCAGTTTCCCCAATATCCGGCGGTACGCTATGTTCATCAATTTCACAGGCCACTTCTTCTTTACCGATGCGAAGATTTTCGCGATCAGCTTGTCCGAAATGTCTACTACTTTCCCCGAACGACGCTCGACCCCAATGTTATGGGTCCGAGGGTCTAGTGCACCGCGAGACCACGTATCAATATTCCT